GAGTTATGAAACAAAAGAGTCGCTCGAGATGCTTAGAGGCTGTGTTGATATATTCCTTCCTGATTTCTTTCAGCAAGGTCGGAAGATATGGAAGGGATGGATTCGCCTTAACCCAGTTCGCTTCATCATGAACTTCTTCATCAGCATCAAGTCTACAAATAAACGGCAGAAATTCATTGTCGGGAACTTCGCCCTTCAAGATTTTTCTGCCATCATCCAGAAGCTGGTCAAGCGGTCCTTCACGCACATCACCGTCTGTTGTTATGTAGATACGGCGTGGATGTGGTTTCTTCCCAAGACCAGTGGTGAACACATCAATGTTTTCCCAATTCTCATACGCATGAACTTCGTCAAATACAACGATTCCGCTTCGCAGACCGTCTTTGCCCTTTGCATTATTTGTTCTGTATTTAATCGTTGACTTTGTTTTGATGTTCTGGATTTCAGTTCGATTCCATCGGAAGTTCTTCTTGAATAGCTTGGTATATTTCGGCGATTCAAGAATGTCAAATACTTCGACAAATGATGTTTTCGCCTGATCCTCACTTGTTGCACATATATCAACATCATAATAGGCAACGCCGTTTGTATCTGTAACCAAACAGAAAGCAAGAAAAGACAGGAAGCCGTTCTTTCCTGCACCCCTTCCCATATATGCAAATAAGTCACTCCATCGTGGTGTGCCATCCGTTCTGAAGATGCAGGTGAACAGAACAAAGCAGAATATTTCCCACGGAAATAATTCAAAAGGAAAGTATTTCTGATATGATAAATACTTTTCAATCTGTGCCATGTCATACTTCAGCTTTTCTGTTTTGAAAACATTCTTCACATAAGCAACCAGCTGCTTTTGTTCTTCACAGGTCCGTACATCACCACGTTCAACAATGTCGATATAGTCTTGAATTGGTTGTGGTATTGAAGTCATCCAATCACCTACAATTCATCATCATCGTCTGGCGGCGGTGGCACAACTAATTTGCAACGTGATGTGATTGTCAACCCAAGTTCTTTTGCACAAGCCAAACACTGCTTGAATGCTTTATCCTGCAAGTTCATCAACACGGTTGTGTCATCACCCTTTTGCCTTCGCAATATTCTTTCCAGAAGGTCACGAAGATCATCAGCATCGCCGTCATCACGAAGCATGATTTCATTCAACGCATCCCACTTTTTGAAAATGACTTCTATTGAAACAACTTTTTCAAGTTCCTTCGTATAAGCCATATACAATTCTTTCGCAATGATATATTTTGCCAATACATCGACATCCAGTTCAGTGAAGATTCCTATATTCACCAACATTTCTGCATAGTGATTGAATTCGTTGATCCGTTTTTTGCCTTTCAAATATTTCGGCGGCTTTACATCAACAAAAGGCACGTTGACTTCACTATCTTTGCGATCCTGATATTCTTGTTTTGTCAGATGTTTCTTGCCTTTTGCTGCAATCAAATCAATCGGTTCTCTTGGTCTTCCTGCCATTCTGTTTCACCACCTTTCCTTTCGTTTTTCAAAATCCCATTTGGGGAGAAATTTCTGACTTGTCGAGAGCCTCCCTCGTTTTTCGCCCTCCATAAAAAAACCCCCAACGGGGGAGTGGGGGGATATATCACCATCGTTCTTCATTTATAAACTTATCTTTCCGCTGCCATTCACCCAGCTTGTCATGTTCTAGGTTGTGGCACGCATCACATAAAGGCATCAGCTGCTTCTGTTGTTTTCCTTCTGCATCTGTGTAGTATTTACTCAATGCAAGGTCAGGTCTGATCCTGACTTCATTCACATGATGCACGCATGTTGCCCTTGTGTACTTTCCTTTCTCCAAACATCGCTGGCATTCATAGTGGTTTTCTTCCAGCACTTTCAGTCGCAGTTCTTTCCATTCTTTTGTCTGGTAGAACAAATGCACCTTGTCAGCCCTGATCAGTTCCCTGATCCACTTTGCCAGCGACTTGTCTGTTGGTATTCTCATAGCTTCACCTGCAACGCAAAAAGCCCTGCGATTATTCGCAAGGCTTTCACGAAGGAATGTTTTTATGTAGTTTTAGCAATGAACTTTCACACCTTAACCATATCAAAATATATTGATGCAATGTTGTGCAAATGTGTGCAACTTGATGCAAATGTGTGCAATTATATCGGATATCCTAAATCATCAACAACATATTCTTCCCCTGTTTCCTGATCGGTGAAGATGATCTTTTCACCTGACATTCCTTTTGCAGTCACTTTGTGTTCTTCAAGAATCTTATTGATCAATGCTGTCACTGCATATAATTTCGCTGTTGAATATGGCAAAATCACTTCGTCTACATCATTCCTAAAGTCTTTTATGGTCATTCGTTTATTCCTTTCCAGTCAATCTTCTGACCGCATTTCGGACAATAGTTGAATACGTTTTCTTCAAAATCATAATTACACATCGGACAATAATATTCCCACACTTCACTTCCATCTGCATATCCATCTGATTCCATATATGGTTGCGTTGGAATCATTCTTTCTAAAGCATCAATAGCCGCTTTCATTGACTTCAAATTGATACCTTCTTCTTCAATTTGTCTGATTGCTTCGCTCGGTTTCATTCTTCATTCCTTTCCTTATACGGTTCAGGAAGCGGCATCCATGCGATAAATTCAAATGCGTCTGGAAAATACCCTTCATTCACACACCAATTCTTTTCCGTATCATACCAACCAGCTTCAACAATTCCATCTTTCGTTGTGAATATCACACTTTCATGCTTTTCTGGCAACCTTTCACTGCATGGAATCCAGCAGCCCTTTGCAGCCAGCTTGTCAACAATGCCTTCGATTGTCTTGAATGCTGACACTGTTGCCACAGTGAAATCTTTCTTGCTTGCACCGTTTTCTTCACAGAATTCAGGTATTTACGTTTTTATCAGTTCCAACGCCCCTGCCATTCTGGCTTTTAATTCTTTTTCATTGATCATTCCTTATCTCCTTCCAACTCCTTCAGCTACGCCCAGCCTTTCTGCTTCATCTTCTTAATACACAGCTTTGCTTCATAAGGTGACATTCCTACCATGTTGCTATAAATGTCAGAGGGCTGTGAATCTTTTTCATATGACTGAATAATATGTCTACCACTAGCTTTATGACATAATGAAATTTGATGGATATATCCAAACTCTTCGTTTTCTTTTTCATAGTCAACTATGTATTCATCGTCTCTAGTTTTTACAAAGCCGATCTCCTTAAACTTTTCGTCTACTGTTTTTATGAACCTCACATTATTCTCCTTTCAGCTCCATCTTTGCACCACAGTTTGGGCAGTAGTACGCTCTACATTCTAGTGGTGTTCCAAATTCAAAATAGAAGTCTTCTCCACATTCAGAGCATTCCCACATGCCATCACACTCGTATACATAAGTGTCAAGTGATATCCACGTTCCATGCTTCTGTTCTATCAGCCTGCCCTGTTCTTCTAGGTCTTCGTAGTGGGCGAGCTTGTTTAGTGCTTCATAATTAAAGTCGGTTTCATGGTGTTCAATATCTTTGTATATAATTGCCTCGTATGTAAGCCCTTTTGCTATTTCTGCATTTATTCGTTTTGTCAATCTACCCATTTGCACCTCCTATACAATCAACACCACTATGCTTATAACAATAACGACAATGCTGCCAATATACTCTTTGAAGCCTTCAGCCGCAACATTCAATCCAACCCCAAAGGTATGTAACACGACAGCTATAAGTATAAGATATGCTTCAAGTTTTCCTTGACTCCTACCAAGGTCATAAAGTTCTTCGGCATCTTCAACTTCTTCATCTATGTCTTCGTTTGGGTCATCGCACTCTAGGTTTTTATATTCTTCCAACTGCTCTACGATCTTGTCGGGGTCGTAGGCGGTTGGCTGTTTTTTTAACCAGCTTGCAAACCCTTCAGGACTGGGACAATCTCCGCAATCTGCACTAGGGCAGCAATCACACATATCTTCAAAGTTTATTGCATCAGCATCAATCAGTTTCATCAGCTTCACCGCCTTTCGGTTTTTTCGTTACACGAACCTTTACACGCCCCATAACTATTAGTGCAATAAATATAAGCCCGTAAATAGGAATT